TGGGTCACATACAGACCATTCAGAATATATCAAACCATAAGGCGGTGAGCCAATCAACGAGTTGTAGTTATCAGAGCCAACCACTTGCCATGTAGCGCCGTTTACAAACTCTATAAACATTTCTTGGTCGTTTGTGGTTCTGCGTATCTCGTGCGGGAAAGCCTCGTCAATACGTCTTATTCCAGAATGGGGATTTATAGCCTTCCATATAGCTTTTCGTGCTTGCGCTGCTTCTGGCAACATATGCCAATACGTTGCTGGCTTCTCCATTGCAGATACAGCGGCCCAATGCAAAGCTATATCATCTTTTCCCCAGCGTCTATGTGCTAAGATACAAGAGCGCTTACCACCACTACATAAACTCTTCCATGCAGGGATTTGATACGAGCGGGGTTTCCAGTTGTTAGGGATGGATATTTCCACCTACTCATCAACCATTTTATTAACCGTTATAGTAATATCGCCTGATTGCTGTATATCCAAAGGTATCAGTTTTGAGAACATACGGTAGAACTCTGTCTTTTCTTCTCGCGCCCAATCAGTAAAAGCATCGTCACCACCTATTGTTTGATAAGCGTACATAATAGCTTCCTTTACACTTACCCCTATCTTATTCTTTGATCCCTTCTTGCGCCCGCAGCGCTTATCGCCTTTCTTAAACGATCCCTTCTGTGCCATAAATACCACATATTTTATGTTAACCGTTGCAATTTTAATACAAAGCTGCGCCTCATAATATCTTTAAGAGGCGCAGCCAGAGTGTGTAACAAAAGAACTCAACATTAAGTTATTATAAGGCAATATTTAGGCGCTTGCAATTTATTTGTTAAACTCCTCATTCATTCTGGATAAATCAGCTTCGGCCTTATCAGAGTTACCAAGCTTCCATTTATTCGACTTGCACTTAATCATCAAACCAATCTCTTTTGATGAGTACCAAGTGTTAGGCTTCATGCTCTCACTATCAACAACTTGCAGTGACACTATTTCCTTACCATCGGTCGAAACAATGCAGTCAAATTCTTCCATATCTACTCCTTGTCTTGGGGTGTGGGTTCACGAACTGTATGCACCTTGTCGTTTGTAAAACTATTGTATAATCCGCCAGCAAAAAAACCAATTAACAGCCCATCACCAACGCTATCTATATGCTCAATCGAGAAATAACCTAATGTAAAAACGAACACTAGTGTCGCCAAGTTAACCAGCTTATACCAGCTATAATCTTCTATCATACTCTATTCCTCTTTGCTTTGGGGTGTGGCTTTTTGCCATTCTTCAAAATCCATCACTTTTTCATTCTTGACTATCCAGTTTGGCGCAGGGTGGCAAAAACCATCTATTGTTCCATAGCCCTTAGTCCAACCCTCAACCATAATAGTACCAGTTCTCACCTTTATTTTGTAGTCGACATCACTCATACTCTCTCCTTTGTTAAATCGGGTGGTGACAGGATTCGAACCTGCGGGAGAAAATCGTTTCAGCGGATCCTCCGGAATCAAACCTACCTTAAACCACTCAGCCACACCACCCTACCCTTTCGGGATTCTTATTCTATAATTATGTAGGCTATGATATTATCCTTACCCTTTTCAATTTCCCATGAAAAGTCAGCGATCTCATCTTCTACTTGATAAAAAATATCACCATCTGCTTCCCGCCATTTCTGCAGAACAAGTTTGAATTCAGGAACCTTCATCCCCTTTTTCCACTCCACCCACCGCACAGTGGGTTGCTTAAGGAGTTCTATGGATTCACGGAGAGCTTGAACGTTAATATTATCAGGCTTATCGCAATCAGCATAGGCGTCCGCAATACACTCTAACCGCGCCATACAATCCTCACGACTAGGCTTATCCTCTAGGGCTTCTTTGAGGGCTTGGAACTCATCAATTATATTACCAGTGATAGGGCTGCAGAACTTATCAACCAACGCCCTTGCTGCTTCTATTGCTTTTTTATCATCCATAACTATCTTCTCTCGCTTAAAACTTTAACTCGCTCCATCGCAGCATCTCTATTTTTAGCTGAGTCATATAAACTAGCGCAAATAAGCGCCACCACTACAAAGATTATAACTAATAACAGTCCTTTAAATTCTTTTTCCATAACTACTTTCCTTTCATTAACTCTTTAACCGCCGCTTCTACGCCAGCCCATACGGGATATTCCCCCGTTTCCATGCGCTGAATAGTGCGGTAATTCTTCCCTATAGCCTTGGCAAAATCTCTCTGAGTCATGCCAAGGTCTATACGCACTTGTTTAAGTTGTTCTTTAGTCATGTTTTACTTTCACCGCTTTAAATTTATTAAACTCGTGTGTCTCCAATAAAAGACAAGCCATTAGTTTTGCATGGGTTGAGTTCTTTGCTTCAATAATCGCCTCATCCCCTGGATTGTCTATATGATGCACTTTATACTTTTTCATTACAGCAATTGATTTACGCACACCATCCTCTCCGCACTACTTATTTGCCCATTGTAAGAATCATACAACTCACTGTACTCCCTAGCTTCCCACGCAGCGAGACCGCCTTTCAACAATACTTGCTTAGTATATTCTTGCTCTTTTCTTAATGACTCTAGTTTTTCTTTAGCTAATTCTAAGTAAGTCATAATCTTTTCCTTTCTAGGGTTAGCGGCTTGATTGCCTTCGATATGTTAAGTATACACCGTCAGAACTACGCCGTCAAGCGATAAAATCCAATTAATTAATTTATTTTTTAGGGGGGTCTCTTAAAGGGGGCTATTTATATAAAGAGAGAGAGATATATATATATATTCTATAATTAATAGAATAAATACTTAAGCCCTTGTTTTATAGATGTTTTTTTGCCCTTAATTCTTTCCTGAGATATCTGAAAGAATTAGAATTTATTGAAAAAATATATTTTACCGTTGCTATTCTTTCCTAAACATATATATATAATAATAATTGTTTTACACCCACACACCACCCATTTACTACTGAGGTTTTGTAATGAATTATAGACACAATCAAATTATAGACTTTATCCGTGACAATCAAAATTGCACATCAATTGACATTGCTCTTGGTTTAAATATCAGCAACCAAACAGCGCTTAAATATCTCCGCGAGCTTAAAATGTTGCGCGATGATTTAGAGGTGCGAAGCGAGGAGCCAAGCAAGAAGGGAAGACCATTTGAGACTTATGTTATAAAAAGCTAAAAAAGCAGGGTAAGGCAATGGTAGACTTAACGGCATATAAAGCACACATAACAGCTGCATCTGACAAACAGATTAACGCACCAATAGAGCAGCATGGTAGTCTCTTCCTAGACCATATGTTTCTCAATGGTTACAAGACCGAGGGAAATATAATTCACGGCGAACTGACTAGGGTACAAGATCCAACCGATAAACCCGGCAAACGCTCAGGCTGGTATATCTTTTATCAGGGTGAAGAGGTAAGTGTAGGTGTTTATGGTTCATGGAAAGATGATAACAAAAACGTCTGGTACTCTAGAAACGAAAACGACCTCACGTTTAACCAAAAAATAGAACTAAGCCAGAAAGTCAAGGAAGCTCAGGAAAAGCAGAAGAAGGCAAGGGAGAAAAAGCAAGAGGAAGCATCGCAAAAAGCAAGCGAGATGTATGGTAAGTTGCCCGATGCCACCGATGACCTACCTTACTTAAAGCGTAAACAGGTAAAAGCATTTCCTGACACTAAAGCGGATGGTGATAATTTGGTGATACCTGTCATTTATGACAATATAATCATGTCCATCCAAACCATAAAGCTAGACGGCTTTAAACGGTTTATGACTGGGGGTAAAACAAAAGGGTGCTACTTTACGCTAAAAGGCGATGATTCGTGTGTGTATGTGGCCGAAGGATATAGTACAGGAGCTTCGATAGCGCAAAGCTCTGGTCATATGGTTTATGTGGCCTTTAGCGCTGGCAACTTGTTTGAAGTGGCGTCTTATGCTAAAGCCAAGCACGGTAAAGTTATTGTATGTGGTGATAATGATGACGCTTGTTATGGTAAAGCCGAGCAAATAACCGCATCGCTTGCTATTGAGTGCCTATTTCCACCAAAAGAACATAATGACTTTAACGACTGGTGGGTTGCAGATAAAGAGGCTGTTAAGGAGTTCTTTAAAAAAAAACCAAAGAAGATAATTAGTGATAAAAAAAGTCTGCACAACTTTCAACCAACAGGCGTATTGCGCGACATTATAAGCTATTACAATGCCACTGCCAAGCGCGACCAACCTTTATTTGCTATTCAAACAGCTATAGCCACATGCTCCGTTATATTGGCACGTAACTTTGAGACAAACAAAGAAAATCGCACATCATTATTTTTAATGAACGTTGCTAAATCTGGCACAGGTAAAGAGCACGCCAAAAAAATAACCGAAAAGATATTAGAAGCCACAGGCAATGAACATTTAATCGGTGGTGACGGATACACCTCAAGCAGTGCTGTTATATCAGCAGCGCAAGAAAGGCCAAGGCACATTACCATCATAGATGAATTTTCCAAGTATCTGCAAGCCTCGCAAAATAAAAGCAGTGGTGGCCATATAGCGGAAGCCAATGCTATGCTCATGCAGGCCATAGGAAGGCTTGAAGGCAAGATAAGAGCAAAGGCAAGAGCAACCATAGGCATGAACGCAGCGCAAAAGAAAGAGTTGCAGAATCAGTATGTCACATGCCCAGCCATTACCATGCTTACCATGACAACACCTGAGGATTTTTTCAACACTATCAACATGGATGCAATTAAGGATGGCTTTATTAACAGATTTATTGTGTGTATTAGTGATGCAGAAAGGTCATTGCCAAACGACAGGGAGCCTATGGAGGTGCCAGAATCTATTATTAATTGGGAGCGACATATTGCAGAACGGCGCGGCACATCAGATGAAAGTGCGGTAATTAGTCCCAAAATTATAAAAGTGCCATTTACAATAGACTGTAACGATATACAGCGCGATTTTCACCAGTATTGTATTGACACAGCCAACAAAAACGAACAATTCGGACTGGCTGAAATATCAGGGCGTAGTGCTGAAATGGCTTACAGGTTAGCACTTATTATTGCACTGTCCGAAGACCCCAACGCCCAAAAGGTAGAGGCAACACACATGAAAGAGGCGGTTAAATGGGTTAAGTTTTGCTTAGAACGTATGATTAAAGAACTTAAAGAAAGTGTCTCAAGCTCTAATCATGAAGGTGCTAAAAAAGAAATACTAAAGGCATTAAGAAAAAGCAACGGTGTGTCAAAGTCCGAAATGTTTAAACGCCCACCATTCAGTAAATATGAGCGTAAAAACCTTAATGAAATATTATCCGAACTAATGGATGCTGAACTCATTGAGGAGGTTACCGAGGAGAAGCAGGGTGCGGGACGTAAGAAAACAATATGGAGGGCGTTATAATGGTCACCAAAAGGTGAACAAAATTGACTGCAATTTTACGCAGTGAGATTACTAAGCAAAACCAAGGAGCTACAATGCAAGATATAGACCAAGCAAACAGATATGCCGCCCAAATGGCTGTTGAATATCTAGACGAAATAAAAACCTACGACCTTAGAGAGTTGGGCGAGGAAAGGTTCAAAATATTGATAGAATTAATTAATAGAAATTATCACGAAAAACTTATTGACATACAAAATGATTAAGCATATATAAATATATGTATATATAGTTATGTTTGTTTTTTATTTTTTTATTTAAGGTATTTGTGATGAGCAATTTAAAGGAAGAGCTGCGCCTCTTAAAAGCACAAGAAAAAGAAGTAAAGGCTAAAATAGCCGAGTGCGAGCAGTCGCTAATCAACCAACACAAGATAGAGTTGCAAGAGACACTAGACTCAAAGCCTGAGCCTTATGGTGATGTTACTATTGGTGACTTACTCTTTAAAATTCCAAAAAATGTTAAATGGGATACAGAAGCCTTGCTTAGTATTGCTGCCACACTAAACGACCCGGAAGCTTACATAGATTACAAGCTGACTGTACAAGAGTCGGTATATAAGACACTACCGCTTGAATTAAAAGCTGCCTTTGGCAAAGCTAGGTCTATCAAGCCAGGAAAAATCAACGTTAGTTTAAAATAACCTTATGGGTGGTTAGCTTTTTGCTACTTGTCGTGTTCTTTGCCACACATTTTACGCGAGCCGCCCACCAAATTTTTATAGTATTTTTTTTGTTTAATTTATTTAAGGAGTTATTTGTATGAGTTTATCACTACAAAAACCTAAACTTTTGCCACCGCGTATATTAATATACGGTGAGCCAAAGAAAGGTAAATCAACGTTTGGATTTCAAGCGCCAAGCCCAGTGTTTATCCAGACAGAGGATGGCTTAACGGCGATGCCAGAGGCCAACGCCTTCCCAGTTGCTACATGTTGGGAAGATATTATTAAATATTTTGCCGAGCTGTACAATGAGGAGCATGACTTTAATACATTGGTTGTTGATTCTCTTGATTGGCTAGAGTCTTTAATACATAAAAAAGTATGCGAAGAAAAGCGGGTGCAAAATATATCCGATATTGGATATGGTGGTGGTTATAGTGCGGCCCTTGCCTATTGGCGCGAATATATAAGTATGGTTAATCAGTTGCGTGAAGATAAAAACATGATGATTGTGCAAATTGCGCATAGTCAAGTAGCTGATTACAAATCGCCTGATGCGGAAGCCTATAGTAAGCATATTATTAAAATGCACAAAGGCGCGGCATCATACGTTAAAGAGCGTTCGGATTTAATCATCTTTGTCAACACATTATTATCGACTAAAACTGAGGAGAATTTTGGAGCAAAGCGCAAAATCGCTCTTGGTGGTGATGAGCGTGTGCTTTATACGCACGACAAAAACAACAACGAGTCAGGCACGCGCTACCACAATATGCCACAAGAAATACCTTTTGATAAAGAGGGCAAGTATTGGAACACAATAATGTCGTGTATTCCGTTTTTTAATCAAGAAAAGAAAGGAAAGTAAATGATACAGTTACTAACAAACGTTTCAGGGCTGCGTGAGGCTTTTAAGGTTCTAAAACCTGCAATATCTACTAAGGAAACGCGCTATTACCTTAATGGTGTTTTTTTTGAAAAGAAAGGTAACGATGTCTACTTGATAGCAACTGATGGACACAAACTTATAAGTATTAATGTGAATGACAATGGGTATTTCGATGTTAAAGACTCTATATTCGATGAAGATTTTGGGTTCATAATTCCAAGGTGTGCAATAGAGGAGTTTATAGCGCCTGATAAGATTAAATGCGAATTTGTTAATATTAGAATTAACGAAAATAAGGTGATTTTTGAGTTTGATTCTAGCGAAGTTATAAAGTCGTACAAACTAGTTGATGGTATTTATCCTGAGTGGCAGAAAATAATGCCAGAAAAAACAAAACCGTATATTAAATTAAACCCTAAGTATGTAGAGCAATTCTGTAAGGTTTTAAAAGGAAATGATTCTATAACCTTTGAGGCGAGTGTTGTGGAATCTGTAAATAAAGATGGTGAAGTTATCGCAACATCGAAAGATGCAAACCAGCCACAGTTAATTAGAACGGAAAAAGGCGCAAGTTTAATTATTATGCCGATGCGTATGTAATTTTAATCTTAATTTTAATCTTAAAACAGGAGAACTAAAACAATGGTAAATCTAGCAAATTACAGTAAAGAAATTGAAGAGGCTAAGGAATCAAGCGGTTATACACAAGTGCCAAGTGGTGACTATGTGGTGGCGTGCGTCTCAGCAGAAGAAAAGCCAAACAGCAAGAGAACTGGCCACTATATCCAGCTTGACTTTGAAATCCAAGAAGGTGAGTTCGCGGGTGAAAAGCTAGTTGACAGAATTAATCACGACAACCCGAATGAAGTGGCAAGAAATATTGCCTTTTCTACACTTAAAGCTTTGGGTAATGCAGTAGGGCAAAACCCACTACCAACCACCGACCTATTACTTGGCAAGCGCATTATTGCTACGGTTAAGAATAAGGCAAGCGACCGCCCTATAGAGGACGACAACGGTCTCCAAAGAAAGGATGACCAAGGCAATCCACTATTTTATCGGGATATTAGCATTAATAAGTACAAAGCTTATAATGCCGGAACGAGTACTACTTCAGAAGCACCTGCAAGCGGTGGTTCTTTTCCGTTTCCTAAGTAGTTAATGCGCGAGGGGCGTTTATATGAAACTCCGATACTATCAAAAAGATTGTATAAGCGCCCTAGACCATTGGCTGCGTAACAACCCTAGTAACCCCGTATGTGACTTAGCAACAGGCACAGGTAAGTCTGTTATTATAGCGCAGCTCATAAAGGTAATATGCCAGCAATACCCAGAAACCAGAATATTGTGCTGCATCGACACAAAAGAGCTTATTGACCAGAACTACAAAAAACTAAAAGAGATGTGGGCAAACGCTCCCGCCGGAGTGTGTAGCGCTGGATTGAAACGCAAAGACCTTAAAAATCAAATATTATTTACCGGCATCCAGTCGGTATATGGCAAAGCCCACCTGATAGGAAGTTGTGATATATTGATTGTTGATGAAGCACACATGCTTTCAATGAAGAGCGGCACTATGTGGCAACAATTTATTAAAGAATTGCAGCCAACACGAGTTATCGGCTTTACCGCCACCCCATATCGTAATGACTGCGGCCTCATTTACACGCCATCTACCAATCCAAAAATACCAACCCTGTTTGGTGGTTTAGCCTATAAGTATAGCGTAAAGCAAGGTATGAAAGACGGGTTTTTGTCTGAGGTCATACCAAAGACAATGACAACGCACTTTGATGTTAGTGGTGTAAAAACTCAAAACGGTGATTTTGCAGAATCACAACTGCAAGAAGTAGTAAACCAAAAAGATAAGAACCAAGCTGTAATAGATGAAATAATAAAATACGGTCAAGACCGCAAGGGATGGTTAATATTTAGTGCGGGTTGCGACCACGCCCACGAGTTAGATTTAATATTAAAGCAACGTGGCTACAATGGGGCGGTTATTTTGGGTGATACACCCGATAATTTACGTGATACGTACATCGTACAATTTAAGAACAAAGAATTACAATACCTTATCAACAATGCCGTATTAACCAAAGGCTTTGATGCTCCGCATATAGACTTGCTTGCAGCGGTTAGACCAACGCAAAGCCCGGTACTGTGGGCGCAAATGATAGGACGCGGCTTCCGCATTGATGAAGGTAAAGACAACTGCTTGTTGTTGGATTTTGCCGAGAATATTAATAGGTTCGGTTATATTGACGAAATGGAGTTCACTGATAAAAAGAAAAACAATAGTGATAAAGAAGGCGTACCAGTTGTCAAGACGTGTGAGAAATGTGAAAGCATTAATCCTGCTGGTGTTCGGGAGTGTAAGTTTTGTGGGCATGAGTTCCCACCGCCAGAGCCAATGATTAATAAGGAGGCTTATGGAGGAGCTGTGCTGTCTACGCAGGTTATGCCAGAGTGGAAAGACGTTGACACGATGTTTGTTAGCCTACACAAGAGCAAGAAGCCCACACCCGTTTTGAAAGTTGAGTATATGTGTAGCAACTTAGAAAGGTACTTTGACTGGATTTGTTTGGAGCATGAGGGCTACGCTAGGACAAAGGCTATTAAGTGGTGGCAGGAAAACACCGATATTTACAAGGCAAAAAGTGAAAAGGTTGTGGATTGGATTTTAAAAAATCCTAACACTATACCAAGGACAATTGCTGAAGCTGTTGTTCTACAGGAAATTATAAAAAAGCCAAGTCGAATAAAAGTTATGCAGGATGGGAAATTTTGGCGAGTTCTTGAGAGAGATAATCGACCGCCTCCTCCTTCGTGTCAGCCTGAACAAGTAGATAGTGGTGATTTTTCTGAAGAAGATTTGAACGAAATCGCTCTTGAGTTTTAGACAGCTTCCCCTTTTTTAATTTTAATTCCACCCAAGCGGTAACGCCACCATCGAGAATAAAAACGAGGTCAGGCACGCCAGCTTTAACGCCCATAGCCATAAGCTTGTTTGCAGTTATTTTGTCGCGCTTTTCCCCATTAGGACAGTGAAAGCAGAAGTAGTCCTGCTCTTGCGCCCACATAATCACCTCATACTGAAGGCGAGCTTCAGTGAGTTTGGGGGTGGCTGCCTCAGTCTGCATAAACATCATCCATTGATATATTCAAATACTTGGATGGGGGGGATATTGCACGATCAGCTTGGCTCCAATTGCCAAGGGAAGTGACTCCCCTAATAGTACTAGACTATTCCTACAATGCAAGTATAATAATTACAGGACGGTGCGGTGTGGAGCAAGTTCTTGGCGTCAGGACACACAGCAGTAAGATAGCCCCGGGGTGCTACGTGCAATGTAAACCTTGGATAGCAGGGGTGACGCCTTGCCACCTTCCTATGATGGACGGGGTAGTATGGACAGTTACCATGCAGGAGAGAAGCCTTCTATAGAGCCTACCGCCTCAATGGCGCTTCACAAGTGTAGGACAACAGGGTGAGGATGGATGCATACTAATCACCTAGGTAGGATTAACGACCTATCACCGTCCATCACCCACCATCATGGACACGTAGCGTAGCGCCTAGCCCAATGTATACACTATCCACATAAAGAATGGGTTGGAAGCGCAGATGGAAACTATCAGTATATCGAAGAATCAGAATAACTGGCACTAGCTCTCTACATCCTGATAAGCCCTCTTGCAACAATCACATAACATGCTATAATGAGCACACCTTTAAGTTAAGTTGAGAAGCCCTACGTCCTGATCTCGTGCGTGGGGCTTTCTTTTAAAAGCGCCCTTACATCATCCTGTAAACTATCTAACTCACCATTAGCCACTGCTATGCGTATATCGTCTAACACGTCTATGTGATTACCTATAGCCTCCCACTTACGTAACTTAGCCTCAAGCTCTGCTATCCGAGCGGTTAGCTTGCGCTTTGTAATGTAATCCGGGTCATAACGTTGTTTCATTTTATCATCTCCAGTTCTATTGTTATAGTCGGCATTAGATGCTCCTATAGGGTGGTTAAATAGCTGAATAAATAATCTTAAACGGGTTGTATGTTCTTTTTATTTCCACATCCGCACCTATACCACGCGCAAAAGACAACGCCTTTCCGTAATGGGTAAACGTCCATTCTCTCACTTTGTAATACGTCATATCACTCTCCTATAGGGTGGTTAAATTATTAATCTTCGCCAAAATCAAAACTGCATCCTAGTTTTTTACAAACAGCGACACTACCACAGAGGACAATCAGAGATATTCCTACTGCCGCGCTTATCGATATAATCCACATACTGGCATTCAACACTTCTAAAAAATCCATATCACCCCCTCATAGCTTTAAAGGCCGCTTCTGTGATTGCGCCGATCTCTGCTATAGCAAGCAAGGTATTACTTCTAATACCGGGTGCGCCGCCGCAGTTTTTCTCTAATGATTTGCTTATACCCTCCAAAGCCTTCACCAGTGCGTCATGGTTTCGCCTATGCTCTTCGAGTGCTCTGAGGGCTTGTGTTGCTCTAGTTTTACCAGTTATCTTGAGAAGGAAGCCTAAATGCCCTCTTTTTTCCTGCGCAGCCTGATATTCTTTTATATTGTATTTATAGTCATCAAGAATATCTTCTAAGGACTCTTGTATACTTTTTAGTTCACCTGTCATTTATTCTCTCCTATCCCTATCGTATTTAATAACAACTTCCTCAGCCTCTTGCCTAGCCAACTTGCGTATGTAATCCTCTATCCTTTTCTTTAGGCTAGGGCATAGGTCGTCTAGCACATCGCTTAGATTAGCAGCTTGTGGTATGTCGTTAGGCATCGTCTACCTCTTTCTTAACCTTACCCCAATCACCAAACCTTATTCCATAAGCGGCTTCAAACTCTTTTTTAAGTGCGTCGGAAACAGTCTTACGCTTGCGGTTTAGAATCATAGATATGTACTCTGGTGTTACACCCACCGCCTTTGCAACGTCCTTGTTTTTAAGGCGCTTTTTTTTCATTATTTTCAATAAGTTATAGACTGCTAAATTCATCTTAGTTCCCCATAGTTAATAAACATAGTATATATTAATACGATATATGCGTCAACATAAATAAATAACTATTTGTTAATTTAGTGCTTGCATGCAACATAACAACGTGTTATACTTAACACATAACTTAACGAAAGGACATCAACATGAGTAATGCAGAAGGCTACAGACACACCAAGGCAACGGTAAATGCTATAATAACTAGGACTATAGCAGAGCTTAATGACGTGGTGTCGGATGGTGAGTATCCCGTTGGTTTTCATGGTTACATTGAGGATATAAGCAACGGTTTAGTGGACGAATTATCTACTTTTAATTTCTACGCAGATAAAATCATGGGGGTTAACAATGGATGATGAACAAAAAATCATGCTAGCAACGGGCGCTTTGCTTATGAGTTGTTGTATGTTAGCTTTGATATGTGTAACTGAACTGTACTTTTTATTTATTTAGGAGGGGTTATGGAATACGACTTTTACAAAGAGCAGCTAGAAAACGCCAAGTTCTTGCGTGATTTAGATGAAGCTGGACGTGGCAATGAAGATGCCAAGCAGAGACTAGAAGAGCGTCTTATTGTTGAGCAAAATAACGTAGCTAAGGAGTCGGTGCTGTGAAATTTATAGATTACGTAATGTGTATAGCTGTTGCCATGCTTCTTGTGTGCGTGCACGAGGGGTTCAAAAGAGAGGAGGCTAGAATTGAAATCGTAAAGGGTAATATGGATTATAGTTGGAATAGTGGAGAATAAAATAATGACAGATGAAAAATATAACACTGGCGACTGGAACACTGGCTACTGTAACACTGGCTACTGGAACACTGGCGACTGGAACACTGGCTACTGTAACGCTGGCGACAGGAACACTGGCGACAGGAACACTGGCAACTGGAATGCTGGCGACTGGAACGCTGGCGACAGGAACACTGGCGACAGGAACACTGGCAACTGGAATGCTGGCGACTGGAAC